GCTCGATAAGCCGGTGCGTCAACAATGCCGTGGCAATCGCCACAATGGACAAGGAGACCGCGCAAGCCTGCGGCTACGCGCTGCCACGAGGCGGCAAGCCTATCACCGGGCCGTCCGTCCACCTCGCCAAAATCATAGCGCAGCAGTACGGCAACCTCCGCGCCGAGGCAAAAGTAGTGGAAATCACCGATCGCCAAGTCGTGTCGCGCGGCACGGCATGGGATTTGGAAAACAACTACGCCGTGGGTTCGAGGTGCGCCGCTCAATCATAGGCAAGAAAGGGCAGCGTTTCACCGACGACATGATCACCGTCACGGGCAACGCTGCCAACTCAATCGCCTACCGCAACGCGATTTTCGGCGTGGTGCCGAAGTCGATCACCGACAAGGCTTACCAAGCCGCGCAGCACCTAATAACGGGAGACCTCTCCGACGAGGAGAAGCTGATAAAGCGGCGCGACGGCGCGATAAAGCACTTCACAGACACCTACGGCATCACCGAGGAAGAAGTCGTGAAGCTCTGCGGCAAGCGAACTGTCAATCAAATACAGGCGAACGAAATCGCCCTGCTACTCGGATTCGCGCAGTCGCTCAAAGATGGCGACACCACGGTTGACGAGCTTATGGCACCGTTCCGCAAGACCGCAAAGAAAGGAGCGTCGGCAAAATCATTCGACGAGGACGAAGCCGAAGTCGTGGAAGCAGTCGACGAGGAGACGGGCGAGGTCAAAACGGAAAACGCCGCCACCAATGACGGTACTCTCGGCTTATAACGCCCGACCGCTCCGACGAGGTGTAATATGAAGAAATTAATTACATACATGTTCAATATCTAAGCAGAAGGTGAGACCGCCTCCGTCCGTGAGGATATGGGCGGTTTTATTAAAACTCCAAAGATGAAAGTATTAATACCAGACTATCTGCTCGAATCCGTCTTACGCCACTATGCGGCATTGGCATCAAGCGATGTCGACTGTGATAATCTTCGTGCTGTCAACGCCAAGCGAGTGGCAAGAAAAGAGATTGAGAAAGTCAGGAAGATTATTGATGCGCACAAGGGAACCAATAAACATATAGACTAATGTCCGACTTCATCAAACTGCCGCGCCGCTTTTTTACCAGCCCCATAATCGACAATGCGGAGGCCTTTCGCCTATGCTCTTACCTGTATGCCAATGCCGACGAAAATGGGGCGGTATGTATTTCGCTTCTGTCGCTTGCGTCAGAGCTAAAGGTCTCAAGGCAACAAATTCGTACCATCTTAAAAAAGTTAATCGGTTTTGGGCTTATCGCCGTTGGTGCTACCCAATCATCTACAATCATAAGAATATGCAATTGGGAAGCTACTGCTGATGTGATTGCCACTAAGGGGCAGATGCTGATATTTGACACGCCTAATTATTCAGATATTTCAAGATACGCCTTAGATGACCCACGGAGAGGTTTCGCAAAAGGCTACATCTACGCTTTAGAAATTGGCGGTTTGGTAAAAATCGGGTCTACCCAAAATCCCGGGGACAGGTTTCTTGCATTAAAGAATAAAGCAAAACGAGAAACGAACTCTAATGTAGGGCGTATGATATTATCCCCTCCATGTCGCAACTTTAGGCAACTGGAATATGAAGCGCATAAAAATTTTTATAAATACAGAAATGGGAACACGGAACTGTTCACAATAGACTTTGATTGTATAACCGAATTTTTCAAATCCCTCTATTACTATACTGATGAGTAAAGCAATCATAGACCTTGAAATCTTGCGGACAAATCTTTTCCGCTCCAATACGAGCAAACTTGTATTGTTTTGTTTGCTCCGTGATGTCGGCGAAGATGGAATAATCTATACGTCCGCATCAAGCGTTGCAAAGGAGATGGACGTTTGCGAGAAAACCGTCAGGAATGTGTTGTCAGAATACTCCAAATACGGGATAATTGAGGAACAAAGTCCGATACCAAGTCCGAAAAAAGCCCGATATTTGGGTCGGTGCATAAAATTAAATATTGCAGCGGTTTACAACGAAAAACAAAAGAACAAAGTCCGAACAAAGTCCGATACCAAGTCCGATATAGTTATGACTAAAAGTTCAAGTATTGCTTTAAGCAATGGCACCGCCGACCTCGACTTTGTCGACCCGATGTTCAAGGACGCTTTTTGTGCCTGGATAGAATATAAGGCGACGGAGTTCAGGGAAAAATACAAAACCGAGCGCGCGCTAAGGGCAGCTTACAAAAATTTGGTCGAGCTGTCGGACAACGACCCGCGAGCTGCGATGATGATTGTCGAGCAGTCGATGGCAAACCGATGGAAAGGACTTTTTGAACTGAAAAAACAATATGGGACAGCGAAACAAACTTATACCCCCGACGGAGGCAAAATTGACCAGTATTCAGAACTGGAGGACGCAGCCAACGCAATACTACGCCGCTCTGCGGACTTCTTCGCCCCCGGCGATGATTAAGGCCGACACGCCTAACCTGTGGGAGATACGCAACCACACCGACCATGCGACCGCCGTGGCAATCGTCGTGAAAGCCCTAATCCACCTCTCAAGGCTTGTTAACCTCCCCGAGGGCAACAATCTCGACGTAAGGTTTCAAATGGGGGAGATTGCCAATGACGTGGTGGAGGAATATGGGTACCTAAAGCCTGAGGAAATTAAATACATCTTTAAATCCTCCATCCGTGAGAACAAGATATTCGGGCGCTTAGACTATGCGGTCGTCATGAGGTGGATTGAGGACTACTCCACGCTCCGAACGGGATACTGCATTGACATCTCAAACCAGGAGGAGGCGCAGGCCAGCAACCAACGGCGCATAAGCCCCAACGCCATCTCGTGGGAGTCTTACGTCGGCCACCTTTGGGACCTCGCCATGTACGCCGACCCTTATGCGGTGGAGTGCCTGTCGGAAATGCTGGATGCCGCGCGTCCAGGCCCCAAGGCTATGTCCGAGGATGAAAGCCGCCAGTCTGAAATCAGATTTAAGGAATATTTTTACACTCAGTATCTTAAAAGAAAAAGATAAAGTATATGAGCAAGTGCATAAAACTAAGCATCGAGCCAGAATGCGGCTCGTGGATTGTGTCAGTCCGTCTACCAGGCGTGTTTCGATGCGGGGCGTTCATCGGTGCCGACGGGAACCTCACATACCACCGTCGGCGGGCATGGGTATTTGACCGTGCCGAACAAGCCTACACGGCACTCGAGAGACTGAGCCTCGCCCTCAGGGAGCAATACCCGGGCACGCGGCAGGTGTGGAGCGTGAAGCGATGCTGCGCCGAGATACTGGGCCGCAACTCAGAAGAATAACGACAAGATGATTGTAAGATTATTTCTATGTTTTTTCATGGTTCTCACACAATAGGTATGAATGTCAACAATGTGTGAAACCCTACAGTTGACGCTTCGCCGCGGCCGACCGCGACGGATAGCCCGGCGAACCATGTAGGGTGGTATTAGTTTTGGTTAATGACTGCCCCGACGGTCAGCGATGATAGCCGCGGGCGTATCTTGGGAGCGCGGACAGTGGGGAAATGCCGCCCACTGCGCGCGGGGCCGAAAGGCTGATAAGAGTAGGACAACGCGCGCTTACCATCGGTTGAGGTGTCGAAACCTCCGCTCCCACAAAAAAGTCCGCAAGAGTGCGGCAAGCAGACATAATATATCCACATGCCCCGTCACGGGTTGGCGGGGCTTTAATCAAGGACCAAGTAAATTAAAATCCGTAAGATATGACAACAACGCTAACCAAACCCACCACGCGCACTGACCGCAACCTCAGGCGGCTCGAGCGCGAGCTGGCCCTGATGCGCCAACGCCGTGCCGACGCGCTGTGCCGGGGCGACTATGCCGGGGCCATGGCCATAAGTTCAAAGCTCAACGCCAAGGAGACAGAGATCGAGGACTACCACCGCCTGTACGACCCTCAGCCGTTGGGCGACATCATCTCGCTTAAGGAACTCGACCGCCACCGCATCAACGCGCGGCTGATCGAGATACACCTTGCCGCCGACTATCTGGCCGACTGCTGCATGGAAATCCGCGACGAGCTGAAGAAACTTGGCGTGGCCGACTGCGAGATTTATCACATAGCCGACGACATAGGAGCCAGGGCGCAGCGGTTCGCCAACGCGATATGCCACCCGCAGTTTGGTGGACTCACCGACTTCATGGTCAACAACGACGAGCTTATCGACGAGCTGCATCAGGCTTCGGCCCGCTACATGGATTCGCGGCTCAATTTCCCAAACCCATCCAACAATGAGAATAAAGAAGAAGAAAAACAAGACTAAGCCATCACGCCTTTGGGCATTCACCCCCGACGAGGAGCGGCGCATCGAGCAGGCAAAGCGGTTGGCCTCAAACTTTATGCGCCAATATGGGCGAGGTCCCAGCCGTGTCGCTACGCCTCGGCCTTGATTTGCCCGAGGTCGATACGGTGCCAGTTTATCCCGTCACCCATGTAATATATCCCATCTGTGGATATACGCAGTCCATGGTCCCCAGTGCGCATCAGCATATCGCCATCCTTGATGAAGAACGCCGACGAACCCCAAATCGCCCCGAAGCCGTCCGACCCAAGTCGCGTTTGGTTGGGGGTGACCACGGAATGATTTCCTGTCGCCTCGGTTTTCCACCCTCCGCTCACGTATGTGTAGGCTGGGGTCAGACCTCCTGGCGCGTCGGGGTCGGCAGGGGCGTTGCCGACAAATACATCCTCCGCATCGGCATTGCCGGAGAAAAAGATTGTGTATTTCACAGACTGGTCGGAGTCGTTCGTTATGTTGGTTATGTCCCCTTTCTTTGTAACCTCGTTCCCAGTGTATTGCCATAGGGACATCTGCGAGGAGTATACCCTTTCGCCGCCCTCCTTGACCACTACCACGTATAACGGTAGGTTCTTAGCATACTCATTGTTGGTTATGTTGCCGCCGGACACAGTTCCCACCAGCGTCCCGGTCAGTGTCTCACCTGGCGCGCATGTCACTGTCCCCGCGCTTGCCGCCCACATAGGATTAAAAACTTTCTCCCCTGTGCTCAAACGCTTCCATATATAACCAATGGTGCCTTCGTTCGGGAAGTTGAACGGTTTGTACATTTGGGCTATGGAGTTCACGGATATGCCTATCGGCTTGTTCTGCACGCTTAGCGGAACGCCTCCCTCCGCGACCATAAACAGTCCGTTAGCGTTAGCCGTCAGCGAGTCGCCAATGCCCATCTCCGACTCATTCAACCTCACGGTGTTGCCGCAGAAATAGGCGGTGCCGTCCATCCTTATGGCGGCTCTCGCCCCCGCGCTCGGGTTCTCCTCCTTGTCTATGATGTCGCCGCCAGCCCATAGGGCTATCCCCTGGCCGGGCTTTGACGTGTCGGCGATGCCGTTCACGCCCGCCGTTGGCACGAACTTGCCGCCCGAGTCGCGGTAGCCGAGCCGCACAAGCGATGATTGTATGAGGCCACCGCTAATAGTGGTGTCGTTCTCGAACGCTTTCATTAGATACCCGAATCGCAGGTCAACGTCCTCCGGTGCCGCGGACCAAGGGACTTGCTCAGTCCCCTCGCCGACCCTGAGGTTCCAAATGCGCATCTTTGACCATGCCCCTCTCCCTTGCTTGAAGTCAAAGTACAATTTCTGTCCAGAACTCTCAGTTCCCGAGCTGGTTGCCGCGCCATTTGACACTGACTCGAAGTGGTGTGTGGCACCATCGCTAAGGAGGGCTTTCGGCTCGAAATACAGAAGCGTACCGCTGCCATCAAGGCGGCTGAACGATGGTTGTATCTGAAAGATTTGTGCGTACGGTCCTTTATTCTCGATGGCGTAATCAAATGAGATGTTGTAGGTATGTCCTCTGGAGACCAGCTGAGGCCGGAAATCCACAAGTATGGCCTCAAATTGGTATTGGGGATTCTTGTCCGCCTCCCTTGTGAGCACCGCGGCCTCGGCCCCATATGCGCCCATTGGCTCAGAGCTGAGCGAGAATGCGCTAAGCCCTGAGTTCACGGAGAATCCCTGCGCGCCGCGGTTGGTGTTGAGCACCAGGTTCCTCCCCGATTGCAGCATGCCCTGCATCTTCTCTATCAGCTCTGTGTCCGCGTCGCTGATGAGGGAGTTGATGTATGCCGTTAGGGGCGTGGTGTTCCCGTCGGGCAGCTTCACGGTGAAATCCCCAAGCACAGTCAGCTTCCCCCCCTCATACTTCACGAATCCCGTCTCCGACCCTATGAACATCTTCTCTCCCGATGATGTCTGACGCCCGAAAAATCCATATTCCGTGCCTTGCGCGGTCACTGAGTCCAACCCTGACAGGAATCTGACGTAGCCGCCGCCTATCACGTCTATGACTATGGCGTATCGCCGGTCCGCGTCCGTATAGCTGCCGAATTGCGCTATGGCATCGTCCTCGGCGGGCACTCCGTCCCCATAGCGGAATGGGCCGTCGGCATATAGGTCGATGTAGTCCGGCCCCGCGTCATAAACCCGCGATTTGTACATTTTGTAGGTTTTGAAGTTTGGGTCGGCGGGGTCGAACCGCTCGCAGAACGCCACGTCGCCTGCCCGGAAGTGGTTGTTCACCGACCCTCCTTTCCTGTCAAAATAACAACGCCATCCCGACTCCGTGTCGTTAATCACAACGCTCTCCACAGCCGTGACACGCATGGAGGCGGCTGTCCACACCATCTTGCCCCCAAGGGCTGTGACCTCGTTCACAACGAACGAGTTGACATGCATCGACTCGCGCACGACCATTCGGTCGGCCTCGATCACCGCCCGGCCATTGCCGTCCCTATAAAAGCCATAGCCCTTTCCCCCGACAAACCCCTGGCGGAAGTCCGAGCTTGACACCAGTGCGTCGAACTGGGTTGGCGACACCGACCTGTCAGTCATGCCGTCCTTGCGCAGGTACAGCTTGTCCCCAACCGCGCGCACCGTCCTTTCCACGTTGCCTATCGACCCGAGCTGGCGGTGTATCTCCGACACCTCCCCCTGTATGGTCCCCACAGGATTGGTCACGGCCATGACTTCGTTCGACAACACCATTGATATTTTGGGAAGCATCGAATCCTGCCCATACTCAAAGGTCACGCTTTGCAGGTACAGAATCTCCGGCGCTCCCTGGATGAACCTCTTGTCAGCGAGCGATATCCTCGACCCGGCTCGTAATTGCGTCACAAGGGCCTCGGTCTCGCCGCCAAGCATTTGATGCATCCTCACCGAGTCAACGTCGACCTCCCACGACGGCCTTATCTCCGACACGTCCTCCAGCTTGCCCTCCTTGTATTGGTCGAGCCGTTTTTCGGCGTCCGTGACATATGCATGAGGCAGCTCCACGTTCACGAACGCGATTCTGTCCCCCGCCTTGCCCTGCCGCATCACTGAGGGAACATACACGCCGAGGGTTTCGAGGTCCGCGTCGCTCTTGGCGAGCGTCAGCCTCCATGCCGACTGGTACGGCTCCCCCCCTACGGCATACGACACATTGTGGTCATAATTCACGTCTACAATCTTGAACTCGTAATCCTCGCTCACCGCCAACGCCCCGGTTACGAAGATCACCGTGGCCTCACCCCCGGATTTGTCGCCCAGTATCGGCCCCCACACCCTATCGGTGTACTGCTCGTCATTCTCTCCCTCTTTCCGCGGGGTCCCCCATATATCCCCGAGCCACACGTCAAAGGTCTCGCCCCATTTATCTTGGGGGGCAGAGGTAGTCACCTTGGGTGAGTTCAGCGTCACGGTGACATAAACGCCGTCGCGGAACAATGCCGGGTCCTTCTCCAGGTTATAGCGTATGGGCATCCTCACCTCCACGTCGTACGACGCGCCGCTGTCGCCGCCGGGCATGTTCACGGCACTGACCTCCTCCATCCTCCTCCCTGACCTGAAAGCCCGCACCGTCTCGACACCGGGTTCCATCGCGTCACGAATCTCCTTTAACGCATTCTTCTCCGCGTAGGATGGCACTATGGACCCCGTGGGTGAGTGTTCGGAGTGTACGGATATATCGTATGACCCGAGGCTGAAAACCCCTGTCTTGCCCGCTTCCACACGGATGCCGGGAACCCTTATCACCACATCGACCGTTTCCTGCGCCTTGACCTTGCCCGCTGACGTTCCCTGGGCCATCTTAAGGTCAAGGAGCTTAGCGTCGGACTCCACCCGCTCGGTGTGGTCGTCGCTTTTCACCTGCTCCACCTCAAACGCGGTGTTGGCCGGCCCCCACGCCGCCTGCATTCCTTGGATGGTGGGGTAAATCTCGTCGTTGTCCTCCACGCCGCCCCACAGCTCCCCATATTTGGATATGGACTCATCATCCTTCACATACTCTATGGGGTCGAACACCTTATCCGTATGGCCGCGGCGATATGGCTCATCAACTGCCCCGCGCCCGTCGTCATACGTCTCGACGCTTATGGCAACGGTGCTGCCGTATGGCTTGATGGGGGTGCCGCTGGGCTTACCGTCCTCCGTCAGCTGCCGATTCTGGTTGGTTTTCCATCCTTGCACGTAGCTCCTGAACGTGGCCCCCCTCAGGCGGTCGAAATACGCGTTCCTTAGCTCTGGTATCCAGTCGGGGTCCGCGCGGAATGTCGGATTTTGGGGATCCACGTCCTTAAAGTAGCGGTAAGGCAGGTTCTTCCCCCCGCCGCGTCCCCACAGCTTGTTTTTAATCTCCGCTGACTGCGGGGAGCGGCGCACCGTCATCAGCCCGCCCTCAAAACCGTACTCAAAGATATGATTTATCTCGGGGGCATCCCCGCCAATCTCTATCACATAGGATCCCTCCTTCTCCCCCTTGATTATGCTCCACCTCTCACCATAATACTCGTATATCTTTTGCAGCAAATCCCATATATAGGTGTATGAAATCTCTATGGTCACTGGTTCGGCCGACGCTCGCTCCCTCGCTGCGTCCGTCAGCGTGCAGCTTATCCTGTCACCGAAGTAATGGGTCAGCACTTTCCCCAGCAGGTCGGCGAAACCGCCAAGGGTCAGCGAGATGGGCACCACAAACTTATCGGCTACGACATCGCCGCTGACGAGCGTCACAACGTCCACGAACCAATATCTCCTTAGCTCCAGCACGGCCTCATGCACGAATTGGAGCCTTACCGTCGGCTCAAGGGAGTCAACGCCTTTCTCAGCCTCCGGCGCGCGCGACGTGTGGATATACCTCGCGCCCATGCACCCCAGCACCCAGTCCTCGCTGAAATTCGGCTTAACGTCGCGGTCTATGCGCATTTCGGCCTCTATCTGCATCGCCCCCATGTCGGCCATGCTAACAGTCGCTCTTTCTATCCGGGCGTATTCAGGCACTTCCAGCCTCTCCAGCCCCATGTATTGCCTCATCGTTAGGTTCTGATTCTATTAATGTGTATACGCTCATCGTCGCCACGTCCGTGGCCGCCTCGCTCAACGTGCTCCACTCGCATAGCGCGGGCTGGTCCACCCTGATGGTAAACTCCATCTCGGCCCATTGTCCCGCGGCGATGTTGTCCGCGGCGAAGTAGTTCTCCCCCTCGCTCAACGGCCGCGGGTAGCCCACGACCTTAGCTTTCTTGTACGCGTCATAGAACGCCACCCGCTTCATCATCCGCAGCCCGTCCCGCGCCTCATACAGCAAGGCGTTGAATTTCTTCACCAACTCCCCCACCGTCGGTATGGCGTCATATACGTTCGGGGTGTATGGCACATAGCCCAAGTCCCCCAGGCTCAGCTTCATGTCCCATATTTCAAACGAACTCCATGTATTATACGCGCCCAGTATGGCGAAATACAGCGATTGGGTCCCTCCCGACTCCCCGTCTGCCACCCCGGTAAGTTGGACGCTCACTTTGTTAAGTCCGCTCTTAAGCTGTCGTATGCCGCCCCATGTGGTCAGCATCCCCGAGGAGTCGACATTGCATACCGCAATGTCAAAGTATATTTGTGGGTCGTTTGTCGACCATATCTTCATTGAGAGCGTGTACGTGCGCCCCTTGCGGATTATGGAGGGGTCGATGCTAAACAAAAGCCCCTCATAGCCATTGACGGGCATGATGTTGTCGGGAAGATCCCTGGTAATCGCCATGGCGTTCACCATCGCGCCACCCACATCGGGTCGAAGATGTCCCAGGATAGTATATTTAATAGCCGAAGACGAATAAAAGCAACGCCACCCTGCGGACCCCTCGTTAGTGCCGCGGAGTAAGTTCTGCGGCGCACTCGCGAGACGACTGTCAGTCGGGGGGAGCACGCCAAGGGTCACCTTGTAGTCAAAGGGCTTCTCCGTCAGCACGGGCAATATGTGCTCCGCGCCCTCCTCGGGGTACTTGCTGCTCTCGTAGTCACTGTGGTCCGCGCCCCATCTGCTGTCGCTTTTCACATGCACCAGCCCGTACTCGCTCAGCGGTACTATGCCGCCGCCCTCAATCTGTATCTTCGACCTTATCATCTAACGGTGTGTATTTAAGCGGTGGGTTCTGCGCTGGCTTTCGGCGGGTGCAATTCTCCTTGCCCCTGCCGTACTCGCGGAAACATTTCCACCCCTTGTAATATTGGACCTCCTTTTCAAGCTCCCCGATTCGCTTTGTGTCCTCTATGCGGGCCTCCTGCAATGCGCGTATCTTGGCTGTCTTGTCGGCGATTATTTCCTCCTTTGCCTCGCACGCTTTTATCAGCTCGTAGTTCTGCTTGTTCAGCTCGGCGTTTGACAGCCGCTGTTCTTCGAGGCGTTCCTTATACAAATGGAACTCATCGGTATCAGCCTCAATCTCCTTTTTGTCGGCCTCCGACTCGGTTATGCGCTTGTTGCTCTTGCGGTTTATAAGGTATTTGATGCCCTCCCAGCCGCCGAGCACGCCCGACAGGCCCACTATGGTCGTCAATAGATTCTCCCAGTTCATATCAGTCCCGATTTATAGCGTGTGAATTTCACAAACCTGGTGTCTTTCGCGCTCACGTCGTTGTCGCCAAAGGTGTAGACGGGCACGACGCTGCGCTCGCTCTCCTTGCGCGGCTTGACCTCCCCCACGCCGACTATGTGCAGGCGGCACCCATTGGCAAGGTAGAGCATCGGGATTATCGCTTTCTCAACATTCAGCCCCACCTTGATTGTGCCTTTACAGTCGTGGAAGATATAGGCCTGGCGATCATTGAGCGTCTCACCGTGGAAGTGCCTGCCTATGAACACGCCCTTATCCTCGATGTCCGAAAAATGTTCCCTGAGCACCGCGAGCGTGGGGAAGCCGCGCTCCATGCACCAGTCGGGATGCTCGATGTAGTAGTCCACGAGCGCGTCCATGTCGTCAACACGCATCGTGCCATATCCGTCGGCACAGATGCCCTTGGCCCGCGCCTGCTCCATAAGTGTCTCCTTAATTCCGTTCATGCTGTCCTCAGTTAAATAAAAAAAGCCACTACACCCCGAGGGGCATAATGGCTCTGTGGCTCTGTTGCACCGCAAAGATAGCTATTATATTACTAAATTAAAAGTATTGCTTTAGATTTTACGTCTTATTTTGTTAATTATTAATACAATAATGCATATCAAAACCGCTCCGCACACACCGATTGCCGCTCCGCCAAAGTCCATTTTTGCCTTCTCCCATTTCGTCAGCTGTTTTTCCACGGGATATGGCACTTGCACGGAGTCTGTCTTTATCACACTCACCGTGTCGCGCACGATGCTCGCCCTGTCGCGCCACCGCCACTTCTCTATCAGCACGGTGTCGCCCGCGGAGCGGACTATAACGGAATCAAGCATCGTCACCGAATCCACTCTCACGACCTCGCGGTCTTTGTATTCCACCCTCACCGTCTCCACGGGCACATACTTCGTCGTGGTGCATCCGCACAACGCCAACAGCAACGCCCCTATCGCCAACGCATAGCCCAAGACAACGCCTATGCACCCGATTCTCCTCGCGCTTCCCTCTCTCATAATCTCAGCACTTGGCGTTTCACATTCCTTGGGTCATAGCTCACATGGACCCACGCGTACCCTTTCTCGTCAATCAACTGGCAGTAGGGCAGCTTCAAATCGACCGCCAATTGGAACAGCTTTCGGTTGTCGACCTTGTTGCCGGTGGTGATGTCTGCCGCCATGCCCCTAAGGTGTTGCGATGTCCTGCTCCCGCCCACGGCCTTGTTGAGCGCGGGGCATCGGTAGCCGCTGGTCACTGTTATTGGCCGTCCCCACGCCTCGCGCAATGGGTCAAGGATGTTGTCAACCAATGCCGTCAGGTTGCGCTCCACGCTTGCCGTCGGGGCGTTGTCTATGCCAAGCCGGCTTGCCGTCGCGCTCCGCGTAAGTTCTCTAATCGTGAAATATTTCATACCTATTGTGTTTTGATTTGTCATGCAATCTCCTACCTTCCGTTAATCCAAACCCTGAGGCCCGCCCCCTCCGACGGTGTCGACCCTATCACCCTGTGCAGGTCCGACGCCATCGCCTCGCACCGTTTCGCTATAAGCTCGCATTGGGCGACCGTCTCCGCCGTATGGCGGTAAATACCCTGCTGCAATTCGAGATGCTGGTTCCACAATGCCGTCGTGTCAACGCCGCCGCCCTGACGCGGCTGCGCTCCGCCGCCCTCCACGAGCATCCTTATCGCCGCCACATTCTCGCTTATCATCGGGATATGGCTCGCATAATAGTTCTGCGTGTTCAACGCCGCCGCCACCCCGCTCATCGTTTCCTCGCTCGCCCCGGCGATTTCACGTGTCATGCCTGTCATTTCGCTCCCAAGGCTGCGGACGCTGATCCCGGCTTGCTCGAGGAAGCTCATCATCGTCTGCGCCCCCGCGTCAGCGTCTTTCGCGCCCTGCTCGGCCTTGGCCACCACCTCTTTCCAGAACGTCTGCGAATAGAAGTCCTCATCGCCCATGTTGTCAATCATGTCGAACATCGGCTTAAGCGCGCGCTCCATCACCTTTGCGAGTGCCCCCTCCACCACCATGTTCTCGATCATCTCGCGGAACTTCTCGCTCATCTTGCCGGTGGTGTTGCTGAACTCCTTGTATGCGTCGAGCCATGCCTTGGCGAAGTCGCGGGCCGCGCTCGCGAGGTCGGTGCCGAGCATCTGCGCCGCTATCTGCCCCTGCATGTCGGCTATCTCGTCCATCGTCTCGCGGTAGGAGTTCTCGTACTCCTTGATTTTCGCTTCGTCAGCGTCCTTGCCCTTGCTCCGCTCGGCCGCCGCCTGAGCCTGGTACGCCCGTGCCTGAGCCTCGAGGTTCTTCTGCTGCCTGTTGTAATTGTTGATATAGTCAGCCCCGAAAACCTTGTCGGCCATTTTCTCCAACCGCGAGTAGGAATATTCGAGCTGTTCCAGCAGCTCCTGCTGCCGCCTTATCTCCTTGTTGGCCTTGCGGACCTTGCCTGCGGAGAAAAGCCCAGCAAAACCCTTAACCATGTTGGGTATCACCCCGATTGCGCTTGAGATTATACCGCCAACATTGAGGGATAAGGCCGAGTCGACTATGCCCTGGAAGCCTGCCGTGATGTCGCCTAACGCCTCAGATATGTCATTCCAATACTGCACATCATACTCATCGCCGCCCAACGCATCCATGGTGTCGGCGATGCCTTTAGCGAAGTCAGAACCCATATGCATGAATCCTACCACACTCTCTGCCGCCGCTGCAAGGGTCTTACGCCATTTGGCCACATCCTTGGCGTTATTGCTGAAGATGTTGCTTATCCTCATGGCTATGTCAAGATTTTCTTGCTCAACTCCCAAACGTTTGCGCGCCGCCTTGACCCCAGGGTCATCCGCTGGGTTCTTATTCTGTGCAGTTGCCTCGTTCTCTGCCTTTTTAAGCTCGGCTACTGCGATTTCAAGACGGCCTCTCGCTATCTTCTCGTTGTCAAACGCTTTTTGTTGTGCGAGGGTCAACGCTTCCTGCCCCTTGACCTGTTTGCCCTGCTCGGCGGTAATCTGCTGGATGATACCGACGATTTTCTCTCTTGCTTTCAGCTCTTGCATGGCCTCTTTGGCTTGCACGGAATCTGCTCCATAGTCTCGGGTCACGTCATACAGATTCTTGGTCGCCTCTCCAGTTTTGGACACTGCGCCCGTGAGCGTGACGCTTTCAGTGGCATCCTTGTACTGCCGGTACGCTGCCTTAAGCTCCTTCCACGGATTGCGGGTGCGCAATTGCTCCGTTATGTCGGCCATGCGGCCTTGCATCTCTTTGAGTTGTGTCGGGTCTAATGCGCTGCCCCATGTACGGCTCAACGCTTTAAGTCGCTTGCGCATCATCTCCAATGTCGAGGTAGAGGCATGTTCCAAATCCTCAAACATCTGCACATACAGGGGAGTGCCCTTGAATGCCTCCCATTCGAGCTTAGCCTCGTCCCTCATCTCCTTGTCTATCAGACCCGAAATTAGATTTTCGCCGACGGCCGTGTCTCTCGGGTTATTCGCCATGTCAGCGCGTATCTGCCTAATCTTGTATGCCGTGGTCTGTGCAAGCTCTATCCGCTGCGAGGCGTATGTCTTGGCTTTCTCCAAGTCCTTGAAGTAGCCCTCATAGGTCTTGGCGAGGTCTTTTTTGCCCTCCTCGGCTATCTTCTTCACAGCCTCGTAGGGCTTCTCGCCAAGCTCTTTCTTATACTTCTCAGCAAACTCGCTGAGTTTCTTGTAATTGATTGAATTGTTCTTGCCAATTACCTCCACGGGAATCTCCACATTGATGATGTCGTTCTTGAAGTACTGCCGAACTTGGTCAGCGAGTTGCTTCTGAAGCTCGAACCCATCATCGCCGTAGATGCTCATGCTGACCTTGCTCGCAAGGTTCACATCTCCCGTCATTCCCAGTATCTTGTCGTAGAACTCCCGCGCCGTCTTGGTGCGCGAGATGCGGTCGGCAAGCTCCTTGATCTTCTTTTCTATATTTTTGCGAACTTCATCCACTCGGAGAGTTTCAACCTGCATAGCAAAATCTTCAACCTCTTTTTGAGCATTAGGAAATAGCAACTGCCCTTTCTTCCCTTTTGCCCCTGCGAGAGATTTCATCTTATTAAGAAGAATATCAAGTGATGCCGTCGTTTCGTCAATAGTGGTAGGCAATGTTATTTTATGACGTTTGGCAAGCATTTTCAAGGTGCTTCCATATAACTCGTTAAGTTTTGCCGCAGCCTTGTCACCCCCGATAACCTCTGACATTTTCTTGTATTCATCATACAATTTCTTAACCATTGAAAACTCACTTTTCAATAGTTCAAACCGCTTGTCCTGCTCGGCTCTGCCTCCTTTGTTCTTTGCATTGGGAGATTCCAAATTAACTTTTGCGAGGTCATCATATAATTTTTGAAGAGCCTCTTGGTCTTTTTTCAACTGCTCAAGTTCCGCTTCTTTCTTTTTTCGTTCTTCATCAGACAACTTTGTATTGCTGCCCGATAGTTCTGCTTTAAGTTGCATTTCGAGAGCGTTTTGTAATTTAGCTACTAATTTTGCTATGCGGTCAATTTCTTCCTTGATTCTCTTTCGATATGTCTCGAAATCTTCTCCACTTTCCATAAGCCATTCTCCCATGAAGTTGGTGCTTGTGTGCAGACTTTTGGCTATAGCTTGCCAACGTCCGCGCCAAGTTTTGACAACGGCTTCGTCAGGAACCATCTTTTGCTGTTCTTCTTTCCATCCTTTTAAGGTGCTTCTTAGTTGAATCAGCACATTTTTTAACTCGGGATTGGCTTTACCAAGCCTCTCAATGGCTTTGTCCACCTCCGCTATGATTGCGTCGAAATCAATAAGTGAAATATTGCCGAGGTCGTTGGGGTCAAGGGTTTCTATAATCTTGAACCACTCTGTTTTGATTTCTATTCCTGCCTGTTTTAGAGCATTGGTTATATCTGTATTGTTCTGTATTTCCTTAGCAATAGCCCTTATATAGGCTTCAATCTGCAACTGCGACAATAAATATGAATCTTTGTCAGGGTCAGGAGCCTTGCCATCGTGTAGGTAAATGGTATTATCAGCCACTCTTTTAGCTACGTTCTCCTGCGCTTTGAGAAATCTCCCCAATGCGCCTGTCTGCTCGTCCATTTTCTTTGTGGCAGCATCGGTCTCGGTAGCCATCTCTCGAGTGTTATCCACTATATCGCGGAGCATATTGTTATATGCTGTTTGATGAGCGTTTTGAATTGAATTTTCAAAAAGTCCTCGCATTTTAGCCTCTTGCTCTGCGCTTACACTTGTCACACCTTTAATCGCTTCAATCCATACATCTTGCCATGCCTTAGATTTATCTTTCGCAATTCGTTCTACATTAGCAAAGAGTTGTGAAATCTGGTCATCGTCAAGTTTCTCAACAGGAGACCATGCAACTCCTTTGAAGAAATGAAATTTTAAACCTTGCTTAAACAGCTGCCTAAGCTGCCTTTGTTTGTCAATAATATCTTCTGTATAGTGTGAAGTTATCGCATCAATCTCTTTTTGAAGTGTTCGCTGTGCAATATATTCTTTTATCGCTGCGATCAAAGGCGAGTATCCCTCCTCGCGCATTCTGCGCAAATTTGACAATGTCAATTCCTCTTCCGGAATTATATCTTTATAGGTGCGCTTCAGCTCTGCAAGCGCGTCATTCTGTTGTTTTGAGCCATTCGCCGCATCGAGTGCCGCATTAGCCAAACGTTCAAAATTGAACACACTTTTTGCCGATTCCGCTGCTCCAGACGATTCAATATCTTTTAGTTCATTTTGGAGTTTATGGGCTTTTTCATAAGCCGAATAAATCGCCGCTCCTATTGCTGCTATTGCTGCAATCGTAAGTGTTATCCAGTTGCCGAGAAACGCCGCTTTTAGGCGGTTGGTAGCTGCAATCAGCCTGAATTGCGCCGCAGTCCATGCGTTTATTGACATTGCCGCCGCCCGATTGGCAACAGCCGCTTTTGCCGAATGTATTGCCGCCAATTCCTTTGTCTTGTTTCCAGCCTTTAGTGCTGCATTAAGCCGCCGTTGGGCAAGTGTATATTGATTCGTAGCAGAAGCGACTAACGCCGTATTTGTTGCGCCAAGTTTGTGCCGTGCATATAATATTGCAATAGTAGCCCCTAATACAGTTGCCTCCCTACCCACCAACCGCCAATTCTTCATCAAGTCAGTCATTAGTTGGATAAGGCCTTTCATCCCCTCGTTTACCCAACCGGTGTTGCCTATCTCGTCATACATCAAGGACGCGGCATCGCCGAGCTTCGCCCACAAGCCGAAAAGCGTGTTGCCCTGCTTCTCCTGCATATTGTAGAACATACCGCCCGCCGAGGTCATGTCGTTGAAAATGTCCTCGACCATTTCAAAGCCAACCATGCGCTTGCTCACCATCTCCATTACCTGCTCCGTGGAGACTGCCTCGCCGTTGAGTTTCGTAAACTTCTCAGCGAGCAATTCAAGCATGGGGATTCCTGCCTCGGTGAACTGACGGATTTCAGCAGCGCGGAGGTATGATGCGGCCTTGACCTGCCCGTAGGCCAACACCAATCTTCCCATATCGACACCTAAACCAACTGACACATCTGCAAGGCGTTTGGTCGTATCAAACAGCTTGTCTGTCTCAATCCGGTACGCCGCCACCTGCTTGGTGTACTTCGTCAAGTCCATAATGGAGATAGGCGACTTCAACGCGAACTGCTTTATCTCCGAGAATAGCGCGTTGGCCCGTGTCTGGTCTTGGATAATCGCGCCGAGGCTGACCCGTTGCAGCTCGAACTGTGCCGTCACCTCACGGACGTTCCGCAGAAAGCCCGTTATCTGCTGGAATCCGGCATAAACTGCAAGTCGCTTAATCAGTCGCGACACATAGCCGTCCTGATGCTTGAACTCATTCGACACCTGTCTTACGGCTTTTGCCTGACTCTCCGCTCCCGAAGTCGTTTGCCCGGTAAGTTCACGCATCTTCTGATTTGCCTTGTCAAGCTCGGCGGTAAGTCGCTTTACTTCCTCGGCTATCTTGTTGAATTTTGCAGAGCCAACATTGGCATTATTCAGCCTCTGCTGCTGAATCTGCAACTGTGCCGTTATGTCAGCGATTGACTTGGCTTCTTTATTGAGTATATTTTGCTCTTTTTGCCATTGTGCTCTCTTCGTCTCAAAAAGTTGTCTGCGTTGTGCTCTCTCCTGCTCTAATGCGGCACGGTTTGCCTTTCTACGCTCTGCCTCCGCTTTTGCCTGACGCTCCGCTTCTTTCGCGGCTTGCTTCGCCTCTTGGTCAGTGCGCCGCTTTTCTTCGCGCAGTTGTTGTTCCAACTTAATCTGCGCCTGTTGCCCGGTCACGGCGGCTTGTTCAAGCTGCTTGGTAAGCGCAATGCGTTGTTGCAGCAATGCTGTTGCCTGTGAGGTAAACGAGCCGTCGGCATTGTACATCTTATTCTGCGCATTGAGCTGCGCGACTCGTTGGTCGAGCTTCTGAATCTGCGCATGGAGGTTAAGCACCTTTTGACTTTGCGCGTCAAGGGCGGCATTGAGCGAGTTGTCGGAGGCAAGTTTACGCTCAGCAGTCTGCAATTCACCGAATACCGATGCTATCTCCGTGCGCAGACGCGAGATGTCGGAGTTTATCTTGTTGGTGTTCAGTAAATCAATCTTCTGCTGACTGATACGCTGCAATTCCGCTTCAAGCTGACGTATGGCGGCGAGGTTGGCTTGTATGGCATTGGTATCGCCTTTTGCTCCGAGTTGCAGGTTCGACTGACGCAAACGCGCTATCTCTGCATTGATGCGGTTTACATCGGCTTCAAACTGCTTGTCAATGCGCACTTTTATGTCAACGCGCTTCTGCGCCATAGCATTGAGCATTGGCAGGATGGCTTCATACTGCAAGCGGAGGTTGCGCACAGCCTCGGTCTGCTTCTGCAAGTCAACGTAGCCGGCATTTACGCCTTTGAGCTGTGACTGCCGCACACGTTCTTCCGCTGCCGCTTGCCGCTCTTTCAGCCTTATCTGCTCGTCAATCTGCCGTTTGCGTTTGTCGTATTCAGCAGTAATAAGACGCGCTATTTCAGCCTCGGATTGCGCGAGTTGGCGATTGACTTCCCCAAGGCGTTGCCCCATTGTTGCGGATGCTTGCGTGAGCTGGTTGAAAGCGTCAAACACAATCTGCGCACGGCGCGAGAGGTTGCCGTTCTCGTCAAACTTCACATCAAAAGTCATAGAGTTCCACAGTCGCTGTGCCTGTGCCAACTTCGTCTGTATGCCGTTGATACTGTTGCTGAATTGACGCTCAAACATCGAAAACTTCGATGTGTCCATTGTAATCGCCACGGATAGCGGTTTGCGGTTCAATGCTGTCTCCAGCCGCCGTAATGCAACATCAGCGTTTTTCTCTGCTTGTTTTATGCCTGCCTCTAAGTCGAATCCTATCGGAAATACCAAGTTATCTGCCATTGCCTTTATATTTTACAGCATATCATGTACTTATTTTTAGAAAATTGAGTAACTTTGTCGCTAAACCAAATGGCTTCTGAACATGGAAATATTACTACCGATAATTGCCCTTATATGGGCTGTGCTTAACATTATACTCTTCTTTAAGGTGTGGCGTGCCTGTGACGACATTCGCCGTATAGCGGATAAGTACGACCCTGATGGAAAAGCAAAACGAGAAGAAGAAAAACGGCGCAGAGAAGAAAGCGCGTTTGATGCGCTGCCCTGGATGCCTGATAAATCCAATAAGTAATTCATCATTGTTGTTCAAATAAAAAGAGCCGACTGCGGGTGCAATCGGCTCATAGGCTCTAATTCAGTGCAAAGATAGCAAAAAGTTAAATAAAATTATTAGGTTTGATTGTGTAATCCAAAATTATACAGTAGATTTGCAGCGTGAAATCATGCTTCGCGGAAGTTGCATGAAATCTCCGAAAGATATTATAAGCATCTCTGTATGTCGCAAACTTCCGCAACAGGCGCATATAGGGGTGCTTCTCTTTTAACCCTATGGCTACAAATATAGCACTTAGTTCCGAGAACGCCAAAGGCGGCCTAAAAATAGACTGCACCCGTGAGCAACTGCAAGCCTATTTCGAGACAGTATGCAGAATCATGGACGAGAAACAAGACGAGTTTCCCATCAATATTGATGAGGTATGGGAGCTTGCATACAAACGCAAAGATTATGCAACAGATGCCCTCAAAAAAGATTTCATTGAGGACGAGGATTATATCTGCACTTCGGTAAAAACCGAAGTGGGTAGCACAAGAT